GAAGAACTTAAATCATGGATTTAGTAGGATATACGCGTGGGGCGCGCAGAATTTTCAAATTTGATTATTTTAAATAAATCAAAACCAGCATCACAAATAAAACGAGTCCTTGATGCTTATTGAAAATCGAATTGAATTTATTGTATAGTTGAATCATTAGCCCTCCATTGGTTCATAACAAGTTTTGTTATTTTCGTCTTTATAGGCTTTCAAATACTGTCTTCTTTTATTACTCTCTGTAAATGAGCAGTGTACCCATCCTGAGTTCGGATCTGATTCGTTCCAATACTCAAGAATAAGTTGGTCGTAGTTCGTGTTATAGTGAATCCAATCTGCTAATTCTTTATTAGATACTCCAAAAATTTCGAAGTCAGCCGCTTCTCCTTTTGCATGTTGAGAGGTCGTTTTGCTGCCGATGGCAACGCAAAGCTCCGGAGAGCGATAGCCGCTGGAAATGGTCACTACACGAGAAAAGTGGTCTCTAACAGGCTGTAGGACGTTCTCACAGAGCCTTTTCAGGTTCTCCTGGTGCTCAGCACTAGGGGTATTATCAATGCCCTTCCTGGTCGCTGTTTGCGACTTAGTCATCTCGCCTAAGCTAAAATTTGAAGATAATTGCATAAATTATGCTAGGAAGTGTTGGAATAATTGTAAGGCTACGGCCCCCACCATAGCTAAAAGAACCCAATAGATTTTGTCTATCTTGCCACCCAAGTCATGAATATGTATAGCCATATGTTTTAAATGGTTGTTCTTTATATTAGCCACGTCTTTTTTGAGACCGGTAATGTGGCCTTGTAAACTAATAATATTTTCTCGTGTCGTCTTGGGCGTCATGTAATTAAATTCCTTTGGTTCCTCCTCATATAATATAACTGTTCCTCCGGTGATAATAATGCCATTCTACTAGGTGTCAACATCTGATTTGGTCCACCCATTCCTTGGTTTCTAGCTGTTAAAGTTAAGCTAGGACGCTGATAAATAGCAGGGTTTAAAGTAGCTGCTCCTGAACCACCTGCTCCACCTCCTAGTTGTGGTAGAGATAGACCTGTAGTAAGAGGTTCAAAACTAAATAAGTCTGTTAGATCTGGCCATTCAGGATCACTTAAACTAATCTGTTCCATGATTCGTTGTAGACTTTCAATGGCTTGGCTTGCTTCTCGATATGGATCTCCTATACCTAGCTTAGCTGCGTTTTCTTCGAACACTTTCTGTACATTTTCAGATATAGTAAATGGAATAAAATTATCTTGCATCAAAGCCATTGCATCTTTTCTAGAAATTCTTCCTAATACATTTAATAAATCGGGTTCACTCACTCCTAAAATTCTTCCTGCTTCTAAGTTCAGAGACATGTCTTTCATCTCTTCCCACTTCGCTTTGTTGGCAATGATGTATCTATCAATCACATCTTGAGCACCAACTGGATCTCCTCTTAAAAGTTTAGCATTAAATTCTCTACGCGCATCCCTGATTCCTCTTTGATAACCACTCATCATAAAGTCTAAACTACGAGCAGGATCAATGGGTACGGGTCTATAACCGGTGAAACCTAAAGCTTCATCCGTTAATTCATAAGTCTGTCCCGAACCGGTGTAAGGTCCTACCGTTCTACTTGGTTGTCCCGTAGCTGCAAAACCTAAACGAATCATTTGCTGTAAAGAGAAAGGCGCTTGAGCTCTTACCAAGTGAGACATTACGGCTGATACTTTTTCCCCAGCTGGGGTAGCGTCAGTGTATAAAACTTTACCATCTTTAGTTTTTCCTCCTCCTCTTAGCACATCTAAGAAAGCTTCAGTCCAAATGGATTCAGACACAAAAGGTTGACCGAGCTCCGCTGTGGACGTAGCTAACCCTTTCATAAAGCTTTCCATCAATGCTTCTTCATTAGTTTCTCCAGCCGCTACTTTATTTAAGACTGTTTGAATGGGTCGTGTTAAAGTATCGTAGGCAAAGCCATGACTGAAATCGATGTATTTTAAATTACCTTCTTCATCTCTCATCGGTAAGATAGTTGAGTTCTTAGACCAGTCGGGTAAGAATCGTTTGAGAGCTGCTAATTCTTCATCCGTGATGTCGTAAATTGTTTTAAACATACTCACCATTGCTGGAGGAAGAATAGCTGTTGTCGCAGCCAGTCCTGCTAGTCTTTTCATTCCAATAGATCTTAAAATAGGATCATTAATTTCTTTGATAGCCTGTTGAACAATCCCTGTACCCGTTCTTAAAATTTCTGCAGGGAACGATACGAAGTTACCTACCGGCATTCTTCTTAAAGCTTTAATAAATTCAGGAACGTATTCATAATTAGGTACTGTGTTCCGTGTAATATTAGCCGCCATCTCATCCAATTGATTCGTGGTTGGCATCTCTTTAATCAATCCTTTATTAAAGGCTCTTTTATAAGCATTATTATAACGGAATCTTTCCATGACCCAGTTACTCGCTTTCCAGAAATCATCTTCAGCCACGTACATATCTTGATTCCATTTAGCAAATTTCTTAAACCACTTAGGTTGCAGCATCATCTTGGCTGTCTTATCTGTAGTGATTCTTCCTTCGAGCGTATCTCTAAACAACGCAGAGATATCTCCCATCCTTACGTTAGAGTTAACTACTCTTAATCTTAATAATTTTCTATAAAACTCCTGAGCCTCTGGAGTATTCATTTTAAAGTTTTGAGGTTGCAACGAACCCATAGCTTCCTTCCAGGCTCGAGCTAAATTTTTAGGATTCTCAAACCAAATTCCATTGGCAGTTTGAAACGTTGCCGCACTAAAGAAGTTACGTGCATGAGTGACGGGTGATAGAACAGTCTTAGCAAACTGGGAGGTAGCTTTAGGAAATAAAAATAAACTATCATAAAGAAAGCTTATTGTTTTATTATTAATTAGTCGTTGTTGTGTCGCGGTAAGGGCATCAATTAAATCTTTATCCCCCCATGCTCCTTCAGGAAAGGCAGCGACCAGAGGATTCTCTGATGCACTTTCACCCCAAGGACTTGTGGGAGTCTCATATTTTTTAACCGGAACATTTCCACCGAGAGCTCGTTCAGCTGCTAATTTATTTCCATAGAAATATCCTCTTCCTCCCGCTGCTATTCGTTGAGCGGAATCATCTACAAGTTGTTGTAAGAATTCTGATTTACGTGCCACCATGGAAAGTCTTTCAGTTCCATGTAACATTTTTTGTCTAACATCTTTAACTTCCCCAAAGAGTTCTCTGAATGCTTTACTTCCTTTTCCAATGACGGTTCTTTCAGGGAGACCTTCAGGACCTATCCGTGCATACTTACCCTTGGTTACGGCTTGCTCTAATCTTTTTTGAAAGATGCCTTTCTTAACTAGGTCATCCGCTACCGAATCTTTTACAAAATTAGCATCAATATCAAAGTAGGGAGTTCGAAGAGCTCTTGTGCCTTCTGTTTCTTTAAGAATTTTTAAAAGACTCGTATCTTGTTTAGCATCTTTTAAAATATTACTCACCATAGTTTCAGCTTGCTCATTGGTCAAAGGATCAGGAACAATAGCACCCGGTGTTTTTTGAGCACGATTGATCGCCATTCGATTTTGTCTTAAAAATATTTTAACTACATCATTAAATTGTTGAGCTGTTGGTTTATAATTTAAAAAAGGAATGGCTGATTTATTTTCAAAAAGTTCATAAGTTCTTCCGATCCATTGTTTAAATTGACTTCCTAAAATATCTCTGAATTGAGGTTGAGCTTCTAAAGGAAGTTTAGATTGAATTAAGGTTGCCATATCACCCCACTTCTTTCTCATTAATCCAATGTTAGTAAAGATGTTTTGAATATGTTCTGGCTTCGCTCCTTTTTTTATCATGGCTGCTGCAATAGACTCTAACATTTTAGCATCCATATCTCCCATGGTTACTCGTCCCGCATCATCTATCCCTGCTGTCCCTGAAAACATAACGTCCTCAAGATCTCCTAAGATTTTATTTTTTTCCATCTTGGTACTGGTATCAAACATTCTTTTCATCGCCGGGAACATACGATCAATATCCATGTCCACTCTTCTAGAGAGTTCGACGGCTCTGTTTAAATCAGCCGCACGTTTTCCGGTTTGCTCTCCTTTAGTTAAAAAGAATTGTTCAGGAAGATCTCCTCTAGGTCTAAACCCTGATGCAAATTTATTAAGAAGTCTATCGGTTAAACTTCGACTATGTTTTAATTCTTTTCCTCGGGTTGCTACTCGTTTAATAAGATTACCTGCCCCACCAATCACTCCTGTGAGTAAGGCTCCTTCAGTTCCAAATTTAATTCTGTTTAATACTTCTCGTGTGGCTTGGTCTCTTCCTCCGGTTGGGGACTCTCGATCAAGTGCCGTCGGTCCTCCTAATAAATCTCCAATGCTTCCAAAGTTCTCTACATCTCCAACAAAAACTCCTTCAGCTACTCCTCCTGTTACGGCACCCGCTCCAAACTTAAAGACCTTTCCTTTTTTATTAAGTTCAATTGCTTTTTGAGCTTGTCCTGCGAGAGCTTTATTATTAAGGGTAAAATATTTTCCTGCTTTGGCATTCTTAATAGCATGGTTAGCCAGCTTGGTTCCTTGACGAAAGGCAATAGCACCAGGGATTCCAATGTTAACTAAGGCTGCTGTTATTTTTCCAGCGGCTGTGGACTCTGCTTTCTCATCGATGTTGCCTAATTTTTGATAGATGTTTTCATCAAACCACTCTTCTACTTCTGTGGCTGTGTCCGTGTCGTTGGTAAGATCATAGATGCTAGCGAATAAGGAAGCTGCCCCTTCAGGGATTCTAATAAGACCGGTTGCTATACCAGCGCCAATTGATCCAATGATGCTTGGTTGATTACTTTCTTCTGCTGCGGATAAAGCTTGAGGATTCCATGTGATAGCCATCTATATGCCTACTTTTGAGATATTTTAATAGCTTGGGCTTCGGTTATCTCTTCTTCGTCAAACGATCCATCTTTTTTTATATCTACAATAAACTTAATTTTTCCTGTTTCTTCATCCAGATAAACATCCCCTTTGGATAAACGTTTAGCTGCATCCAATCTATTTTTTCCTTCTTTTTCAGCACTTTGTTTTCTAGGAACAGATTTAATATTAGTTCCATAGATAAAATTAATAGCATCGGCTCCTGTTTTTCCAGCTTTAGCTGCTTCAGTTTTTAAAAATTCTGGAGAAGTATACCAGTCTTTTCTTTGTTGAGCTTGCTTATCTAATTTGGCCATTTCCACATCTTTAGTGGCTTCTCCTCTTTTTCTCCAAAGTCTTTCCACCGTAGGATCAACTGCTTTTACTCCTGCGCCTGCTGCTCCTGTTAAAAATCCTCTAAGAACGGATTGAACATCTTTATTTTTTGGATCCATGGCTCCTGCTCCACCGGACATCCACATGCTTGCTTGCAAACCTGCTTTTTCTGAAGGAGTTAAATCAATTTTTTCAGTATCTATTTGCTTACTGTCGGTCACTACACTTTCACTATCATCTACCACACTTGTTGCAGAGTCTCCTCCTTCTCCCGAGCCTCTTTCTATACCTAAAAGCTCTAATTTATTTTGAATATCCTTGTCAAGTTTTTCATTATTTACGGGTGATGGTTTAATCGCGGGCGCGTCCGGTTTAAACAACCATTTATCTTTCATGGTACCCGCGGCTTCCGGATTATATATCCAATCAGGTACTAACACATCTCCTACTCCTCGAGCTGTTCCTCCTATAAAATCTGAAGTTGCAATATCCACCGCTGGTTGAGCACCATATACTCCTGTAACAGCTGCTGTTTTAGGATGTTCTCTGATCCATTTAGAGGCTCTTCCAGGAAACGATTTTAACCATGGCCATGCGGCACTGGCACCTCTAGCTAGCCAACCTGCGGCTGCCAATCCAACTCTTCCTCCAGAGTTGTATCTGATTCGTTGTTCTTCAGTGACTAAGTTAGAAGCAATGCCTCTACCATAGGCAGAGTTGCCTTTAACATTAAACATAGGTCTATTTAATACGTGTGGTTTTTTCATTAAAATGCTCTTTTCATTCCTGCATATAGACCCGCTGCTCCTAGTCCCATTCCTAAAGCTTGAGCCATAGGGCTTTGACTTGGTTGCATTGTCATTCTAGTTCCACCAGGATAGCCACCCATCAATCCAGTTAACTGTTCACCGAAGAATCCATAACGTTGATATGGTTCATACAATGCCAGCTGCTGTTGTTGAGCTGCAGTATCAGCTAGTGCTTGTCTATATTGTTGTTCTTGTTGTCCTAAACCTAAAATGTTCTGTACGTTTTGTCCTGCTAGTTGAGGTTGTAACTGAGCAATTCCTAAATTGGTTTGTAAATCTTGTTGTCTCGCACCCACTGCTTGTTGATAAGCTTGACCTTGTTGTTGAGCCACCATCTGTCCGACCATTCGATTGTATTCGGTATCGGCTACGGCTTGTTGAACTCCTTGTCTTGCTCCTCCAAAGGCTCCAGCGCCTACGGCCTGAGCATTACGTGCAATATCTTGTTGAGCTTTAACGTCAGCCATCTGATCTTGCATCGCTTGAATAACATTAGATGTATAAGGACTCATGTATTCTGAAACAGAACCTGCACCTGTTCCAGCGCCTGGTCCTCTTAAAGAAGCTGCTTGATCTAAAAAGGGTTGATAACCTGCAACCCCTGTTCCTTGTCCTACTCCTGATACAGCTCCTGTGGTTGCATCAAAAGTTAAAGTTCCTAAACCTGCTTGAGTTGCCGCAGCTTGTTGAGCTGCTTGTCCTAAAGCCCCTTGAGCTGCTACGGTTGGTTGAAATTTTGTTGTATCAATCGGTTGACCAACTGTTTTAGTTAAGCCTTCCGCAAATGTTTTACCTAGACCTTCTATAAACGGTGCGGGTAACGCCTGTGTTTTAGTTATGTCTGCCATTAAAATGCTCCTATAATTCCGCCAGCTGCTCTACCTCGAGAATAACCGACATTACCTTGAGCATCTCTATAAGATCGTCCTGCACTTCTCATGGATTGAACGTTTTCTCTAAATGCTCCTTGACCTCCACGATCACGGCCACCCGGATCTTCCCAAGCTCCTCCACCACCAACTTGAATTCCCTGTGAGGCTAAGTGTTGAGCCGATGCTGCTCGATTGGCAGCTTCTATGGCTGCTCTTCTATTTTGAATCTGTTCTAACATAGCTATTTTGTCTGCTTGTTTTCTTCTCATACGTTCAGTTTTATATTTCATGTCTCCATATTTCCCTACCCAGTCTTCTAATCCTTCTTCCCAGTCATCTGCAAAGCTCACAATGTTTTTACCCCATTGATCTTTTCTCGGATCTCCTTCTCCTACTCCCCCAAACTCTTGCATATTAAAAACTTCATCAGGGTGATAGTGTCCACCAAGACCTCTTTGAGTATAAGTGTTATCTCCTTCAGTAAATTCTCTAGAAGGAAACTTCTCACTATAATAAGGTCCCCCTTTAAGTCGGAATACTGTTTCTGCTAAAGCTCTAGGAATTCCAAATCCAGGCCAATTTTCACCAGGTCGTGGTACATTAGGGGTAATAGCCGGACCGGTGCCCACATCTAAACGAATCTCATCATTGATAATATCTTCTTGAGGTCTATTAGCTCCTGGGTAATTAGTACCTGTTATAGGATCTCCATATCTTAAAATTTCATCATCAATAAAACTTGCACCTGCACTCATAGGATCATCATAACCTGTTCGGTCATAAATACCCCCTTCGCCTTGTAAGGATGCCGGTAAACTTTCTTGAAGTTTTCTAGCCCCATATTCATAAGCTGCGGGCAGTCCCCACATTCCAATTCCCGAGAAAGGATTCAAACCTTTAAGACGATTCCAATTAAATCCTCCGCTTCCACCAACCATTGTTCCTTGGCCAGCATGAGCATAAGGAACTAAAGCTCTACTTCCCGTAATTCCACCACTGTTAACAGCACTACCAAAACCCCAAGGGTCAGGATATATAACTTCGTAAGCCATTACGCCATCGCCTCCATCGTGTGCATT